TTAGAGAGCATGAACAGAGAACAACTGGAGAAAAGACTTGAGGAGCTTGAATCAAAAATCGGTGAAGCCAAAAATATCATTGACGTTACGCCAATCGAAGTTAATAAAAACTAACGATTGGAATAATTTCTTGACAGTTTTTAATGAAGTGCATAATAGTACTTTGACAACTTCTGTTGGAATTGTAAGTGTATTAACAGGGAGAAAAAATGAGAAGTAAAAGACTATTCAGAAAGAAAGCTGAAAATATACAGCCGGATAAAAAAATACATAAAGAAAAAATAGATAAGTATCCTTTTGTAGAAGTACATTGGTTGGATATTGTTGGTGAAGCGGGCTGGCAAACTTTTGATCAATTACATACATCTCAACTTGGTAGAATGATATCTAGAGGTTGGTTATATTCGACAGACAAAGGTGTCACAAGAATATTCTCTGACTATGGTTTAAAAGATAAAAAGGAAGGCGATGAAGGTTATATTGAAACTGTTGGTGGTAGTACTATTATTCCTAACTCCGTCATCACTAAGCTTATCAAAATTAAATGAGCGGATTGGAATTATTTATATTAGTCGAGATGGTGGCTATACTTTGGTATATCAATCAATAGATGTTCCATGTGGAATTTGGTGGCAAAACAATCTAAAAATTGACGAAAGATTGAACCCAAAACCAGATGAAAATCTTTACGTACATACTATAAATGGTTACCCTGTTATAGGTCATATTTGCAATTCTTGACCGATTAAATTATGGCTCAAAACAAAGAATCTAGGATATGGCAACAGCTTAAAAATTTAGACAGTACTTGGCATTTTACTCGCATAGAATCTAATACAATTAACGGTATCCCCGATGTGCATTGTGTCGTAAACAATCAAGTTTTTTGGATTGAACTCAAAGCCAACACCAGCAAGAATGCAGGTCTATCAAAGTACCAAATCAATTGGCATATTAAGTATCAGAAAGCAGGTGGAAAAGTATTTATCTTGAATAGACCCCTCTTGAAGGCGCCCTATGAACTTCTGGCCGTGAACCGTGAGTCCCGCACCGCCGTCCCGCTCTCCCGCCACACGGATCTTAAAACTTTGATCACCATCGCAGCGTCCCTGGCCAGGTGAGCTGGGCATCCTGAGGCGTGATCCCACGCCCACGCAACGAGATCCCACCCCCACGCCACTTCTAAGACTAAGCTTCAACGTCCCTGGCGAAAGAGCTCTGAAGACACCAGCTGGGAAGAGAAAATCCCTGATCCCACGCCCACGCCCACTTCTAAACTAGTCTTGTACCTGAGGACTCTAAACTAAGGAGCTGGTGACACGGTGCTGGGCAGAGGAACTCCTGATCCCACGCCCACGCTCGCTCTCACATCTGCGACTGTTCTTTAAACTAAAAGGATCTGGTGCTGGCCAGGCAGACTGGCGTGCTGAGATGCTGGAAATGTGTTATGATTTGCTAGGGTGTGGGTATGGTTAATTCATTTTCCTTTCTCAACCCACGCCCCCACTACCGATACCTGACTAATTTGGTCGGGATTCCATAGAACTGTACCAGACTGGTGCCCAGCTCAGAACCTGATGCTTCACCCTGCTGTAAAAAAAGATGAAAAGTTCTCTTGACATTTATCCCATCATGTCTTATCTATAATGTGCTGCTAGGAATTCGCGAACGGCGGCCTAGCAGTTAACCAAAGGAGAATGAAAATGACAAACACAATACTTCCAGAATTGCTTTTTGCAATTGCTTGGCTAGGATTACTTACCTACATGGGGGTGATCATATGGTAAATATCAAAAAAAATATAACGGATAACTTTATTCGGAGAAACCCATTGGACTCTGAAGAAGCCAAAGGTAATGTAGTCTACACATGTGCAGAGCATGGCAAGGAAACATACTTTCGAATCAAAGCTCTTGAGGGGCAGAGGAACATGCAAGACTATGTCTACGTGTGGTTCAAGAAGCGTGGTCAATCGGAAAAGATGTGGGTGAGGATTACCAAAGGATCACGAATCAAGGGTGATGGTACATTGGACAATGTACCAAAGATACTTACGCAGTTAAAGCTAAGAGATAAAGTTAAATTCAAGACCGACGAGGAGGGTATCACATGGGGAAAATAAAAAAAAATATAATACAGCAGATGAATGATTATTATGGAACAGAGTATATCAAAGATGGCTCAAAGCCTACAGAGGCAGACAAACCTGAGGAAGGAAAAGTATATGCGCTGACCGGTGCCGGTGGCACCGCATGCATCGCCAACGGTAACACATGGAAAGAGTCGGAGGTGAAAGATGACTGATGAACTGAAGGAATGGTTTCTAATGCCAAGCATCAAGGAATGCCTCGCTGAGTACGAGAAGCAGGAGCTAGGCTTAATATCAGACATCGCGAAGCACGGCTGCAGTGGCGGAGTGCCAGGTATCATCTACTACGACGAGACCACCGCCTTCTACGATGAGCATGAGGATGAGATATGGCAGGAGCTCAGTGATGCAGCTGACGCTGCTGGGATCCTGAATGGGTTAATGTTGTATAACGTTTGTAAGAATCCTACGTCCCTTCGCACACTGAAGAACGACTTGGTTTGGTTCGCTGTAGAGGTTTGTGCTCAGCGGCTGATGGCCGAGCTGGAGGCTGCTTGATATGGTGGGCTTTCGTTATCTTCGTGCCGCTTGTCTTCTTTCCTAGACTAGCTTGGTTGTATATGTTTTTGCTTATGGTGATGGTCAAGGGATGTCAAGGCATCTTTTAGGTCCCGCGCCCCACTACCACCACCATTACTGAAGAGGTCCTTAAACTAGTAAACGGCACCAGCTGGCCAGCTGGGAATTGGTAGCTGGATCGGGAAGCAGGATTACTGTGCCCCCACGCCCACGCCCACGACGATGACGATGATTGTATATAGAACAGTAAGAGCTGGGCACCAGGCACCAGTTCGCTTCGGTCTGAGCTGGAAAAACTTTCTGAAAAAAAACATTTGCATTGTTGGTGGGATATGATAAGAAAGAAGAAATTAACTTAACAAAGGAGAAAAAAATGGGATTTGATTTATACTCATTAGGCAATCACAAAACAGATAAAGGCGAATACTTTAGAAACAATGTTTGGTGGTGGAGAAGATTGGCAGACTTCGTTGTAGAAAAAACGGGTGTCATTGATGAACAAGATAGAGAGCATTGGCAGACTAATAGTGGGCATGAGGTCAGCGAAGAAAAAGCTATGCAAATCGCAAAGCAGTTAAAGGCACTCATCAAAGACGGCACGGTATCAAAAGTAATACACGAGGTTGAGGGAGAGATGAAAGTCAGCGAGGCAAACAACAAGCACGTTGAGTTGTGCCACGAGATGTTGCGTAAGAAAGTTGAGCAAGAGGTAGGCAAGACCAACATAGCACCGTGTGATTATCCTAAAGATGACCACGATACTTGGGATTGGATACAGTCTAAATATTCTTATGGCTCAAGCTATCCATTCACAATGGAGAATGTTGAGGAGTTCATAGAGTTCTGTGAACAATCAAACGGTTTCCGTATCTGTTAAGTTGTACGGTTGGCGAGGGCTAACACCCTCGCCCCACGCCCACGCCCACGCCCACGCCCACGTTGTTTAGCTTTAAGCTAAACCTACGGCACCAGTGCCAGTCGCCAGTGCGAAACTCGGTTTCATTTTGGACAACTTAATCTTTTTATATGTGTATTAGTAATGAGTGATTAATCTCTCTCTATATCAACTCAAATAGTCTTAAATCTTTTTTTAAATTAATTGAAATAATCGCTTGAATAAACTTTTTAATATCTTATAAACATGGGATAACAATTAACTTAAAAAGGAGAAATGTTATGAAAACACTAAAGACAAAAAAACGTCAAGTGAAAGCAAGTAAAGTACAACAACAAGACATAGTGAATTATCACTATTCAGTAGAACAAGTTAAGGCACAAAAAAAAGCTAATGACTTGATTAAACCAACTCATGTTGAGTTATTTGAAACTATCAAAACTAATCTTATTATACTTGATAAGGTTGAGGGCATTGAGGGTTTTGCTCAACTGATTAAAAGAAATATGAAACGTTTTGATGTCAGTAAATTCAAGGAGAAATTCCCAAAGTTATATGAGGAGTTTTTAGTTGATATGGATACGACTGAAATCAAAATAAAAGTACAATCAACTGAACAAGCTTTTTGTAATTTGTTAGATGAGGATTACAAAAATACAATGAAAGGAAATAGCTAATGTCTAATCTAGTTAAAATGGTTAATACAATTATCCAAAATAAAAAGAATACCAATGAGGTAGAACAAGCGAGTACCAACTCGCTTGAAAGTGGGCTTAACTATCAATTCATGTATAAGCAGTTAGAGAGTGCAGTTGAGGAGATAATCATACAGTACCCTAACGATCCTATCATCAATGAGTTGAAGGCAAAGCTTGTTAATAATCTCAAGCCTATCCTTGAATTACTACAGAACAACAGCGACTTTAATCAGTAGTCGCTCTCACCTGTAGCCCTAACGGGCTACAGGTACTCACCCTACCTTCGCATCAGTACCCTGACACCTAGCTTGATAGAGGTACCAAATCTAGTACGAAACTCAAACTTAACCACAAGATGTTGTTCCCACGCTACGCTTGAGATGTATCTAACGGAACGTCCTTTAGAACCAGTCAGATACAAACACTGGCGTTATTTATATTATGGGTATATATTAAAAAAGGGACCCAAATGAATAAAGAATTACTAACAAACGAACAGTTAAGATTAGCTGTAGAAAAAAAATGGATTGAACACATTAAATTGTGCCAGGATAATTTTATATATTTTGTGAAGGAAGTTTGGCCTGATTTTATTTGTAGGCTAGATGCTGATCCTAAAAAGTGGGGCCACCAC